ACTGATTTAGTTAATGCTAATTCTTCCGGTTCTGGAAGTGCGTTTACGGGAGCATCTGGCGTTACTGCTCCAACTGGCTGGAACCCGATTGGCTCATCGAGGACTTATACAATAGACGCTGGAACAGGAGATCCAGCCCCAAGCTTAAAAATTGAAGCGGGTTCTGTAAATGTTGGGATTAAATGGTCAGGAACAGTTGTAAATGGTAAAAAATACAGAGCCAAGTTTAGTTATAAATGCGGAGATGCAGCAACTACGATAGCTTATCGGCTGAACGATACAGGTGCGTTTGTTAATTTAGCTAATTCAACTACTTGGGCAACTGAAACTGTTGAATACACTTCGGACGGAGTTACTGGGGGATTCGTTTTGCGAGTCAATGAGTCTGGCAAATTTGGACACGTTGACACTGTATCAATTCGAGCTATCGGCTGCACAACGGATCTAGATTTGGCATTTTCAAATCCTTCGCAGTCGCTGATGATTCAGGATCGTGCAGGAGTAGCAGACGGAACAGCTTCAGCCGGAGTTTCACAGACGCAGAAGATTCCTCAACTCAATGCCGAGGAATTGCGAGTTGCTGGAACCACGCCAAAAATCGGAGTTGGATTAGCAAACACCGTTACTCCCGCCGGTAAATTGCACGTTCACGGAGCAGACGGTGACGGTTATCTTCGTTTGTCGACGGACACAACCGGCGCGACTGCCACTGACGGGGCGAGGATTGGATATAATGCAAGCGATTTGCGAGTCCAAAACTACGAAAACTCCAAGATCCAATTCTTCACGAATAACACGACAGAGGCGTTGACGATTAATTCGTCTGGAAACGTGGCTTTAGAAGGCTCAAACGATGTTAAATTGACTCTATCCGACCAAGGCACTCCGCATACTAATGACTCTAATTTTGTGAGAGGCAGAGGTGCTACTGGGTTGCAGTTTAATTCGGCGGTCGGTGGTTATGCTTTTGAAGTTGCTGGTAGTGAAAAAGTAGCGATTTCATCGGCGGGAGCAGTGACAATAGGAGCATTTACTCTTCCAACCGCAGACGGTTCGGCAAATCAAGTATTGCAGACTAACGGTTCTGGAACAGTGACTTGGGAAGATTCTGGAGGTGGTGGAGGCTCTGGAGTCACGGGATCGGGAACGGATACTTATGTCCCTCGTTGGAATGGCACTACCGCGCTGGAAGATTCTGTCATCGTTGCGGCCGACAATGGCAGCGTCGGATTTGGCATTGCTAGTCCCAGCTATAGAATACACTCAACAAGTGTTGTCTGTTGCGAAGACGGAGCACCTGCATTTCGTTTAAGTGGAACAGCTATTAGTGCCAAACTAATAGACCTAAAATGTGATATAGGAGTTTTCAAACTTCGAGACGTTAACGGTGGAGCAGAGTTCTACAACGTTACGAACACTTATCACAAGTGGTATATAAACAGTAACGAGGTAATGCAGATGAATTCTTCGGGTAATTTGCTCGTAGGATGCACTAGTGTCCCAGATGCCTCAAATGCAGGAATAACATTAAACGGTTTAACAGGAGGTAATAGGTCATCGAGTGGTGCGCCTACAACTGCCTATAATCATTGGACGTTTTATAACGGCAACGGAATTGTCGGCACAATTAGCACAAGCGGATCAGCAACTGCTTATAACACCTCATCCGATTATCGTTTGAAAGAAAATGTAGTACCGTTAACTGACGCACTAGATCGAATTGATGAGATACCAGTTTACAGATTTAATTTCAAAACAGAACCAGATATAACAGTTGACGGGTTTTTAGCTGACGAAGTTGCTCCGTATGTTCCTGAGAGTGTTACGGGAACTCGTGACGGAATGAAAACTGTCGTTATTCAGGAAGGTAAAGAGCAACGCGATTATGTAGCTCCAGAGTTTTGGGGTGAAGACGACGAGTTACCCGAAGACGTTCGTATTGGTGATTTAAAAATTGCTGAAGTTCAAGCACAAGAATATCAGGAAGAAATAACCGAGGAGCAACCCGATTATCAACAGATTGACCAATCCAAACTTGTGCCTCTCCTGATTGCTGCTGTGAAAGAATTGAAAGCAAAAGTTGAAGCTTTAGAAAACGCATAATTTTAAAATATTAGAAAACAATGATCGAAATTAATACAATACCTACGGCAGAGCTAAATGTTTCTAAAGTAGCGGTATCACTAAACTCAGCCCAAGAATTTGGAATGCAATTCAGCGTAGTTGGTTGGGGCAAGTTTACGAATCCTGAAGGAGAAGACGTTTGGGGTACTACACCTCTAGTTTCAACTTTACTGAATGTGACTGGAGAAGCTTGGGACAATTGGCTAGACGTAGATGACGCTATTTATATTGGCGATTTAGCTTTAGCCCAGCTTGGACTACAACGTGATCCTGATGCTGTTATCGAAGTTGAAGAAACTCCAGTAGTAGCACCAGCGGAAGAATCTGAAGAAGCCTCTGATGATTCTGAGGAAGCAACAGAAGAAGCGGCAGAATAAGCTGCTAGTTTTTCTAGTTTGTTTATTAGATATATTAGTGGGGGGATTTGGATGAACCTTGATGACTTTAAGGTGCTGGCTAGTGCCACAGTGGGGATAGGAAACTTGATGCTGGAAATAGATCTTATTCTGAAATGCGGGGTGAGCTTGGCCAGTTTGGTTTATATTATTTTGAAGATTAAACAGTTAATAAAAAAGGATAAAGAAGATGTGGAAAAGTAAAACAGTTTGGGCGGCGGTAACGTCCCTAGTAGGGGCAGTAGCAGCAGTAGCAACAGATGAAGCCTCTTTAGCTGAGGGATTGCATATAGCAATAACAGCTATTTTAGCAATCTTCCTACGGCACGGTGTAGCAAAGACACAGGACGCAGCAGAGGCAGCACTTGAAGCAGCTTCTAGCATTACTCCAGCCCCAAAGAAAAAAGTAGCTACAAAGGTTTAAACTATGGGAACCTATTTGACCAAAGGGACAACCTTCAAAACTGGTGATTCAGTAACGGCTGCCTCCTTAAATAATTTAGTAGACAATGCCACTGTAACGGCTGGCTCAATAGGTTCTACGCAGTTAGCTACTAACGCTGTGACTGCTGACAAGATCAGCACTGCATCACCTCAGCCTGTTACTACAGGAACAATCAGGAACAATGCAGTAGACAACACTAAGCTGGAGGATATGGGATCTCAGACTGTTAAGGTACGCAGTACCAACAGCACAGGAGATCCTTCCAACTTGGCAATGATAGGGGGAGGAACAAACGGATCCTCTAAGATGCTTGTAGGAACAAGTGACAGCATCAACGCAGTAACAGCAAGCCAGTTCAAACTGGTTAACAGTAGTGATGCAGATGTTACCAACAACACAGCAGCAAAGCTAAGGCTACACACTACATCAGTTTCAGATTGGGATACTGTTGCAGCAGCTACTGACGTACACGATGATAATGATAGGCTGCTATTTTATGATGCTGACGGAGTATCTGCTACAGTAGCATCACTTAAACAGATTGCTCCTAAGAAGCTTCTGCAAAGCTTACCAGCTACTACAGCAGGCACAGGGGTTGTGCAGATAGCTAGTGGAAGTAATGTAACTGACCCTTTTAATGCTACAACTGTAGAAACAGCTTTCTCACCTACTCAAGCAATCAATTGCCCTGTATTCGCAAAAGCTTGGGCAAGTATAAGCAGCTCCTACACAGGCACTCAGGCTACTGGTAGTTTCACTCTTGATAACTCTTATAACATAGGAACAGAACAAAGCTCTGGAACACTAACAAGCTCCACAGTATACAAAATAGTTGAATACAAAAGTGGTGATAATTTTACTAATGTAGGAGCTTCTTCAAACGCTACAGGTGTACAGTTTACAGCTTCAGGGACAACCCCTACAACTTGGACGAACGGAAGTAGACTTGTTGCTGTTCCAACAATTGTAAGCAGGGGAATAATTCAGTTTAATTTTTCTGATCCTATGCCTTCAACTAACTACACTGTTATTGTATCGAATGCTTTTGGGCAAACAGGATCGTCAGCTACTGATAATGAAGGGTGCTGGTCTTTTATAGATCCAGACACATCAATAAAAACAACAAGCGGATTTCAGGTAACGCTTAAAGAGGTGAGTGACGGGATAGATTTAACAACTCCTAAAGCTTGTTCAATATTAGTTTTCGGAACCTAATGACACTTTTACAAATAGCCACATACATCTGCAATCTGGTTGGTAAAACAGACAGTACAAGCATCACCAGATGCAAAGAGTATGTTAGGCAGCATCATCAGTTAATCTATGATTCAGCTCTTTGGCGTGAAAGCCTTACAGTTGATCGAGTAACAACTGAACCAGACGGAAGGATCATCTACTTAGAATTAACAGACGGAGGAAGTGGTTACACTTCAGCTCCTACTGTTGGATTCACAAGTACAACAGGCAGTAATGCTACAGCTACAGCCAAGTTGTTTAATGATTCAATAGGCGAGGTTGTTCTTACTAATGCAGGCCACAACTACGAGGATAATCCTACAGTAACTTTCACAGGAGGAGCTGGAACAGGAGCAGCAGCTACAGCCTACGCTTCAGGATACAGTGATCAGTTGGTTTTGCCTCAGAATATTTCCCAAGTGCTGGCAATAACAGCAGACAATGAAGAACTCATCCCTTCCGAAATCATCACCCAGTTTATGGCAGATCCGTCATCAATTAACGAGAAAGGAACTGCTAATAAGTTCTCTGCTATTTCCTCTGTGGGTATTAATTTTAATCTCGTTAACGGCTCTCTTTACTTTGAAGCAGTGGATGCAGAAGACGCTGGGAAGAAGATCGAAGTAGTAGGCAGATTGAAGGGTGATCCTGATAGAATTTATAAAGAGACAGTTACCTTGGCAGCAAGTCCTTCAACTAATGTAACCTTTGAAAGTTATTCTGAGATTACATCTTTATCCAAGGAGGAAACTATTGACACTATTATCGTAAAGAACATTACAGGATACGATAAGTTCTACTGGAACGGTTGGGAAACCAAGTCTGAGTTTCAGAGAGTCAGATTATACAGCAGGCCAGAGTATGATTCTACTGGGCCGATACAGTTGACAATTTTAGGGAAGAAAAAGATTAGGCCACTAACGGCTGACACAGATGCTCCGATGATCAGCGGAATAGATAATGCACTGATCAAGTACGGTACTGCAGATATGCTAAAGAGGCAGAGACAGTACGGAAAAGCACAGTTGGAAACTGGTGAAGGGGATAGGCTCCTAGCAGTGGCCAGAGATGCAGAAACAAATCAAACAGCTAAAATTATGAGGATCATTCCAGAGGATCTCTCAGGAGCATATACCCGAAATGATTTTAGTTTCTAAAAATGCCAGTCTATTTCAATGATGCAGCAGACGATACTCTGCTGTATGATCGGCAGGCTAGTTTTATAGGTGGTCAAGTCTCCAATTTCAGGGAGAACCTTTTAAACGAGTCTCAAGCTGAACTGATTAAAGATCTAGCCCCAGAGATTAACGGGGTTGTTAAAACAAGAAGAGGCTTTCACAGGTTTGCAAATCTTCTAGGTAGTACTACCAACAGTATAAACGTACAAACACTACACTTCTTTGACTCTGACAGCAGGGAAAGAGTGATTGCTGCGGTAAACGGATCTCTCTATGAGATTCAGAGCAACGGAACAGTAACAGCTATAAGTGCAGTCGCTGGATCAATGATCCCAGCAACTACTCCTGCATATATGTGCCAGATAGCTGATAAGATGTATTGGAGTAGTGACAGCAGTAGCAGCAAGATATTTGAAGTAAAGTATTCTGGAGGTACTTGGGTTAAAACAGTGGCTGCAGATTCAGCTCCTTTAAATGCTAAGTATCTAATAGCAAACTCAGGAAGAGTTTTTGCATACGACCAGAGTAATAATGATATTTATGTTAGCAGCATTCTTCCTAACCTAACGGCTTTTGTAAAAATAGATAAATCAGGGGGATACGCTACAGCAAGCTACACAACAAGCGGCATTGAAGTTGATGCTTTGCCTGTGCCTTTAGATATAGGGCAGATATTAACCTTTAGCGGAGGAGGAGCTTTTTCAGTAAGTGCAGAAGCAACAGCAAACGCTACAAAGATTTTCGGAACATTAACAGGTTCAGCAGTAGGAGATAATGAAGAGGCAGCTATTCCCAGCACACTGTTCACTTTAGGAACTACTAAGATAAATCCTTTTAAAGTAGGAACAGGAGCAGAGACGGTTACAGGGATGTATTCTTGGGTAGGAACTAACGTAGTAGTATTCTGTGAGAGCAGTGTTTACTTGGTTGATACCAATCCTCTAACAGCAGCCACAGCTACAGCAGGCAATGCTACAAGCACATTCACAATCAGGCAGGTTAGCAATAAAAGTGGCTGTGTTAGTCACAGGTCTGCTGCTCAGGTTGGTGAAGATCTCTTCTATTTAAGCAAGGACGGAGTAAGGAGTCTAAAGCGTACAATGGCTGAGGAAATGGTAGCCAGCACTGCAGGAGTGATCAGCTATCCTATTCAAGATTTAATAGATTCAATAAACTGGAACGCTGCAGTTCAGCAGGCTTCAGCAACTTTCTGGAACGGAAATTTTATGTTATCTGTTCCAATACTCAGCAGCACAGTTAACAACTGTCTTCTGATATACAATGTAAATACCAATA